TCTCTAACGGCTTCTATGAGTAGATTAATGCTCATTATTTCCCTCCATATTGCCTTAGTAAGTCTTCTGTTCCTGAATATCCCATCTCTGCCGCCCAATATAGTGGGGTCTTACCCTTTTTGTCTCTCGCATTCACCATGGCCCCGGCTTCTATGAGTGCTTGTGCTACTTCTGTATATCCGCGTAGTGCGGCCCAATGAAGTGAGGTTTCACAACAGTCATCTTGAATATTCCCCATGGCCCCGGCGGTTATGAGTGCTTCAACAGTTTCTAGCTTTCCCCAAAATGTCGCCCAATGCAGTGGGGTAGAGCCTGAGTGGGCTTTAGCATTTACATTGGCCCCGGCATCTATGAGTGCTTTTACTATGTCTGTATGCCCTTTTTCTGCCGCCAAATGCAGTGGGGTTCTGAAATCGTCGTCTTTAGCATTCACATCGGCCCCTTTGTCTATGAGTAATCTTGCTAGTTCTGTTCTTCCGTATTCTGCCGTACTATGCAATGGGGTTTGCTCATATTCATTATAAGTCTTCACATTCGCCCCGGCTTCTATGAGCTCTTTTACAGTGTCTGTATGTCCGTATATTGCCGCCTTGTGAAGTGAGGTTTCACAACGGTCATCTTGAATATCCACCGTTGCCCCCGCCGCTATGAGTGATTTCACTATTTCTGTACTGTTACTTCTTACCGCCAAATGCAATGAGGTAAAGCCATCTTTATAACTGTCACCGGCTTTAGCATTCACATCGGCCCCTTTGTCTATGAAAAATCTTGCAATATCTGTATGTCCGTATAGTGCTGCCCAATGTAGTGGGGTCCGGCCACTTTTATCTTTTGAATTCAAACCAACTTTTTTTAAGAGTAACTCAATTATTTGCGTTTCTTTTTCTTTAACTGCTTCTATTAGTAATTCCACACTACCCATCTTATTTCCCTCCATTTTGCCTCATGCTATGTTGTTTCAACAGCTCGGCTATTTCTGTATGCCCATAAATTTCAGCCAACTCCAATAGGGTGTTGCCATTCTGGGTTGTAGCCGTCGCATGGGCCCCAGCTTGTAGGAGTACTTGCACTATTTCTGTCTGTCCGTGTAGTACCGCCAAAAAAAGTGGGGTGCAGCCATTCTTATCTTTTGCGTTTATATCCCCGCCGACGGTTATAATCTCTTTTAAAAGGCCTTTATCCCTCTTGTCTATAGCCCAATGCAAGTGGTCTGGTCCTATCAATATCAGTTTCGCAAGCCTCTCTAAGTTTTTGTTAATCTTAGCCAAGTCATCATATACGTCGATCATCTTTTCTCCCGTTTCTTTGAGTGAATAAAGGCTCATTTCTACCGTTAGCAAAGCATCTAGCTTGGAGCTTAGGGGTATTAAATGTTTCTGCATTATTTTTAGTATCTATAGCCCAATGGAGTGGGGTGCAGCTCAGCCCCGGCTTCTATGAGCTCCTTTACAATGTCTGTATGTCCGTATATTGCCGCCAAATGTAGTGGGTTTTCGCCATCACTATCAGTAACAGTGGGATCGGCCCGGTTGTCTAGGAATATTCGTACAATGTCTGTATGTCCGTATAGTGCGGCCCAATGAAGTGGGGTCCGGCCATCATCATCTTTCGAATTCACATCAATTTTTTTTAAGATTAATTCAATTACTTCTATGTAGTTTTCTCTAACGGCTTCTTTGAGTAGATTAATGCTCATTATTTCCCTCCATTTTGCCTTAGTAAGTCTTCTATTTCTGAATATCCCTTCTCTGCCGCCCAATACAGTGGGGTGTCGCCATCGTTATCTTTAGCATTCACATCGGCCCCGGCTGTTACGAGTGCTTTTACAGTTGCTAGGTCTCCGTTTTCTGCCGCCACATGCAGTGGGGTTTCGTCATCTCCATTTTTAGCATCCACATCGGCCCCTTTGGCTAGGAGTAATTCTACAACGTCTGTTTTTCTCCAAAATGCCGCCCAATGCAGTGGGGTGTAGCTTTCGTTATTTTTAGCATTCACCCTGGCCCCAGCTTCTAGGAGTGCTTTTACTATTTCTGTTTGTCCGCATTTTGCCGCACTCTGAAGTGGGTTGTAGCCTTCATCATCAGTAGTATTCACATCGGCCCCAACTTTTAGGAGTGCTTTTACTATTTCTGTTTGTCGGCATTTTGCCGCCAAATGAAGTGGGGTTTGGTCACCTTCATCTTTTGCCTCCAGATCGGCCCCTGCTTCTAGGAGTGTTTGTACAGTGGCGGTCATTCCTCCTCCTGTCGCCAAATGTAGTGGGGTCCAGCCCTCTCTATCTTTAGCATTCACATCGGCCCCGGCGGATATGAGTACTTTTACAGTATCTGAATTCCCTTCTTTTGCCGCCAAATGAAGTGGGTTGTAGCCTTCATCATCAGTAGTATTCACATCGGCCCCTTTGTCTATGAAAAATCTTGCAATGTCTGTATGTCCCTTCAAAGCCGCAAAGTGAAGAGAGGTCCATCCATTTTTGTCTTTAAAATCCACATCGAGCCCCTCGTTCAACATGTTTTCAATCATTTGTTTGCTTATGTTTTCAATCATTTCAGCACTCATTATTTTCCTCCATTTTCATTAGTAGCATTCATAACGGCACCCCACTCTTTCGGGAGCTAATAGCTTCATCTAGAGATCGTCTTTTGCCTTTTGTTGGGGTTTTGAGGGTCTTAGAGATGTCTACATTTAGCCAGACGACATGACCCCAAGTACCAGAACTGAAATCGGGCCCTATTCGGGCTGTATCCCGAAGTATGAAGCCAGTAACGAGGAGGTCCTTTTTAAAGTATTCAAGAATTATTTTCGCGTCCAAATAAGAATCGCACCAAAGCCAACTACAACCACCCTTATAGGTAGTTAAATATTGACAAATATGGTCGGTCATATCATCGTCGCCTGTGATTGATTCCATTCGGCCCCAAGGCTCAATGACGTTAAAATAGCCTGTGTGCCACATCGAATTAATTTCATCCAAATGGAATTGAAATTGTATTTCTGTTGGGTGATTTTTTCTTGCAAGAATAGCTGCAACCTCTGATTGGCCATTTCTTTGGGCGGTATTAAGTGGGGTGTCGCCCCGATAATCAGTGACCTCAACTTCGGCCCCGGCTTTTCGGAGTGCTTGCACTATTTCTGTATGTCCTTTTACTGTCGCAATATACAGTGGGGTTTGGGCCCATTCATCTGTAACATCTATCTCTGCCCCGGCTTTTAGGAGTGCTTTTACAGTTTCTCGTTTTCCTTCGTGTGCCGCCAAATGCAGTGGGGTAGAGCCCCTGTTGGCTTTAGCATCCACATCGGCCCCGGCTTCTATGAGTGCTTTTCCTATTTCTGTATGTCCTTCATATGCAGTCACATGAAGTGGGTTGTAGCCTTCATCATCAGTAGTATTCACATCGGCCCCGGCCTTTATGAGCACCTTTACACCGTCTGTTTTTCCTCCTGCTGCCGCCCAATGCAGTGGGGTTTCGTTATATTTACCTTTAGCATTCACATCGGCCCCGGCGGTTATGAGTGCTTTTACTATGTCTGTATGTCCGAAATCTGCCGCCCCATGCAGTGGGGTGAAGCCAGAGTTGTCTGTAGCATCCACATCGGCCCCGGCTTCTAGGAGTACTTGTACAGTTTCTGTATGTCCCCATCTTGCCGCCCAATGCAGTGGGGTTCCGCCATCTTTATCTTTAGCATCCACATCGGCCCCGGCTTCTAGGAGTGCTTGCACTATTTCTGTATGTCCTTTTACTGTCGCAATATACAGTGGGGTTCTGCCTTTAGCCCAACCGTTATTGATGGTAGCATTCACATCGGCCCCGGCTTCTAGGAGCGCTTGAACAGCTTCTGTGTCGGCAGATTCAACAGCTTGCACTAATGTTATTGCTTTGTTATTCATTTAAAATCCTTCTTTCTTTCTACCCCGCCCTATTCTTCAAGGGGAACTAGAGTTGTTGTAACACGGTATCCAAGGCCTTTGATAGCCTTTCTTAAGGCCGAGGAATCGCAATAGTCGTAGTCGTCGGCGACGTCCTTCAGTTGGATGCCAGCTTCGAGTTTTGCTTTTACATCTGGGAGGTCTTCAGTTTTTAATTTTGGTTTTTTCCCCATGAATTACCTCCTTTTCTGAGTAATATGACAAGAAGTCCAATGAGTTTGAATTAACGAGCCAGACATCCGGCCACTCGTCATGGGGCCCGGCACTATTCCATGATGAAATTATGGCATCGTACAAATGCCCGTCTTCTCCTTCAATATGGGGATCAAGCCTACTCACCCAAAACGATTGAGAGAGTAAGTCCTTTGGCAAAGGCCCTTGGTTTGTTTTTACATGTGCTTCACAAGGCTTTATTGTTGCTCGCATTTTTTAACCTCCTTGTTTTTTCTAGTTACTTGGCCACAGCTCAATGCTGGATGTAATAAATTGGCCGTTTCTTTGTGTTCGCTCAGTATCGCCAAAATCAGTGGGGTGTAACCATCTTTATCTGTAGCATCCACATCGGCCCCGGCTTCTATGAGTGCTTTCCCTATTTCTGTATGTCCTTCATATGCAGTCACATGAAGTGGGGTCCAGTCACCTTTACCTTTAGCATTCACCTCGGCCCCGTTGTCAATGAGCAGGCTTACTATTTCTTCATACTCATGACCTGCCGATTGACCTGCCGATTGATGTAGTGGGGTCCAGCAATTTTCATCTTTAGCGTTCACATCGGCCCCGGCTTCTATGAGTTCTTTTACAATGTCTGTATGTCCGTATATTGCCGCCAAATGTAGTGGGGTTTCGCCATCTTCATCTTTAGCATTCACCTCGACCCCTTCTTTTATGAGAGATTTAACCCCTTCTGTGTCGCCAGATTCAACATACCGTACTAATATCATTGCTTTGTCATTCATAGTTAACTCCTTTCTAGTTTTGGCTATTCTATTCCGTACACGGCCTCAATAGCTTTAATTAAACCTAGTCCAAGAAACGGATGTACCAAGGCAAAGAGGATCATTAGCCTGATGATGACATCCTTTTTCCATTTAATTTTTATCAACTTCGGTGGCTCCAGTTTTAAGGTTCCCGTCGTCGATCTCTGTAAAAGCATCCTCGTTTAATGTATTTTCGATTTCTAACCTTAATTTTAAGGCGGCTGTGAGAGCCATTTGACGCTCGCTATTTGTTATAAACATTTTTTAAAATCTCCCTTTTTTTGTCTTTGTTTTTAGCTAATACAACCTTAAAGAGTGTCAATAAGCTTAACAATCCTTTGGAAGGTGCCGTCGAGTTCGATCGCCTGACCACCCATGGTTCTGCCCCAGTATTTCCCAAAATCAGTATCAAGAATGGGCTCACATATGGTATCGAGCTTTTCATACAACCAATCAGACACAAGAAACCATTGACAGACCTCTTTAAACTCGTCCGGATCCTCATCTTCGAATAGGTTCGAAACGTTTTCCCAGGCGTAACCCACCTCATGCCCCCTGTCCGATTCAAGCATGTGCCTTACCAAACTATCCTGATTGGCTAATATTTCTCTTTCGATGATCCCGCTTGCTTTGTCATCAACTGTTCTCATTTTTAAATCACTCCTATTTTTTTGATATAATAGGAGTGACTAGCTTTTTACTTGTCTGAGTTTGAGCTAGTCACCCCTTTTTGTTAGCTTGTTTCCCTCCAATGTAGCAAGCTCTTTTTCTAATTCTTTGTATGCCTCCAATTCCGTACCACCACTATATTGATGTTTGTGGTAGCTCATTTTCCATTTTGTGTAGGCTATTTGATACTGTTCGTCTCTCATGTGTCTTTGTGCTTGATCCCACTCTTTTAAGCATTGCGCCAACTCATCAAGAAAAGGTTTCAAAATCTTGTCTTTGTTTTTCTCGAACTGGGTTTTTAGATATTCAACGGTTGAAGCGTCTTTTATTCTTTTCTCTATATCAAAGCCTGTATAATGATTTGTAGACATTGCGCCATCACAATAAAAAGGGAGATGCTGCCTGTATAATGGTTTGATTAAATCACCGTAAATATGACGAGCAACCAGTATAATTGAGTATTTGTTCACTGGCTTTCCATTTTCAGCAATAAAAACCTTTAGCGTAAAGCCATAGTCTAAAACCTCGTAAATCTCTTCGATATAGTAGTTACAGTCTTGCCCTGGAAATCGTACTTCAAATGACGTGTCCCGATCATTTTCGCTTTTTATCAAGTCCATAAACCTAAATTCACGGTTTGCCTTTTCGATTGTTTCATTCAATGGTTTATCTGCTTCCTCTCTCTTTTCCTCTGAGTCGTTAAAAGCCTTTTGTATCCTCTCTTTTTCTTTGGATTGTTTACTCAGAAGGTTCCTAATCTCCTTTTCTATATTAGTGATCTTGTCTTGATAAAACCAATAAGATTTGCTTAGTTCTGCATCACGTTTTTTTCGTTTTTCCTCTCTTTGCTTCCACCTTGTTTCTAAAACTCTTTTTGCTTTCTCGTATTGTTTAATCATGGCTACGCCCCCACCACTTGATACTTACCTACAATTAAACCTAGTTCAAGAAACCAGGCTTTGTCTTCTTCGTGCATATCCTCCTGTTGATCCTCTAATTCATCATAGAATCCTTCAATACCTTTATAAGGCGATGTATAAAAACTTTCTAGACTGTCGCCATTCATCATAGCAACCTGAGAGGCAGAGTTTATAAAGAAAACATACCCTGAATTTTTGTTCATCATTATAGTTATCTCATCTTGTTCGAAATCATTAGGAAAGCCTTCAAGCCTTGCTCCCCTCAAAAGCTCTTCTGCTAGTTCAATCTCCCTGGGGCCAAATTCTCCGAAATTAGTTGTTGTTGTCATTTTTAATCACTCCTATTTTTTTGGTATAATAGGAGTGACTAGCTTTTTACTTGCCTGAGTTTGAGCTAGTCACCCTTTTTTGTCTTTGTTCTTGTTGTCTCCCCAGTGCTTAATTGTTTGGAGATTCCTTCTCCATTCATCACGGTTGTCAGGGGCTAGGACAAAAGAATCCGTTTCAATCTCTTTTAACTCTATTTGTACATTACGTTTCATTACTCACCTCCTTTTCTATATTGGTTACAAATAACCCACCCAAGTTATACTACCATTCGTTAAAATTTATGACTAATTGATAATTCCTGTTGCAATAACCTACCTAAGTCATTCAATAGTTACTCAATCGCTTTTCTCTTGCCTTAACACCTTGCGTGTATTACAATACAGTTTCGATACAGTTTCACTAGACTATCGCTAGATTTATTTAGCTGTTAAATTGACAAAACCGCTATATCATGGTAGAATTTCGAAGGTCACCAGCTCGTGTATGCTAGGCCTAATCGTGGAAAGATAGGGATACAATTGACAAAGACAAAAACAAAGACAACCCTATCTAACAAAGACCATACTTCCAACTCCAAATTTGACCAATATGAAACAGATGACTTCCTCGTCGATCTGCGAGGACAGCTAAACCAAGTCCAGGAAAAGTTTAAAGAGGATCCTAATGCCAAGTACGGTAATCGACACCCTGAGGAGCTGAAGGCCGTAGCGATTGCTCTAAGGAGCTCCGGAATGCCTTATGAGAAAATAGCGTTTGTTCTTAAGGTGGGCTCTGGATCCGTGCATGCTTGGGTCAATTCTTCTA